TTCGCGAGGATAAACTAAGATAAAATGTCCTCAAAATAACTTTTCCGCCTCATCAGCGGGGTCACAAATAAGTGGCTATCGGTATCAGCTAAATAAGACTGGCGTAAATAGCGAGATGACGCTGCATTCTAAAGACGAATACGCTGACTAAGAGAACCTACGGTCCAGAAATGGATAGCAGGCAATACCGAGGGATGATTTTATTAGAGTAATAAGAGGAATATTACAAAATTAAGCCGATTACGCTAATAAAATAACCTGTAACGACTATCTCTTATCATGAGAGAGTAGGGGCACTATTGATACGTGCCGCCGCGGTGGTAACAATGCGGCTGAGAACCGAAAGAGTTATACCTAATGGTGAAATATAGTCTATACTTTTAGAAATAAAAGAAAAATATGGTTTGTCTTAGATTGTTCACAACAACATTGAAGAATCTTGCGGTTGAACTTAATGCCTTTATTATGAGTTCAACTCAGATAAGTAATGACGATGATGACAAGGGCGGATTCAGAGACCAGAAGAACATTCAAGGTTCAAAGGCTATTGTAAACCTTGCTGACTTTGCTTGTATAATGTCTCGTCCAACCAAGACAGAATTACAAGAACTGGCAGGATTCCAATCTCAGTTTTCTTTTGTTCCAAATCTTGTTACAGACATTTATAAAAACCGTCGTGGTAGATGGAATATGGTAAGAGTATGGAGTTATAATGACCTTGGCTGTTGCCGTAGAGAAGATTTGTTTGTAACTACCGCAGATATGAAACCAATAAAGGAATTTCAGGCTGTTGAGTTTGACTCCATAAATTATGGGGCTTTTAAAGACCTGTGCGACTTATATAATGAAGGCATTGTCTCAGATGAAATTTACGATGAATTTTATTCTGTTTCTGACATTAAGCCAGAAGAACTTATACTTGATGCTGCCGCAGCTTTCAATGATAAAGATGATATAAAGAGACGTGTTGAAAATAAGAGTTTTGCAGAATTATGTGCTTTGTAAGGAGTGATTAAATGAGTGATTTAAATGAGTTGGTAGACAGCTTAAGTAATGAACAAATTATCGAAATAATGACTCAGCTTAGCGCAGATAGATTTGAGGAAACTGGTAATGCAATTATCTTCCCGACGATATGTCATAATCATGATTCGTCTGATGCAAGTATGAAATTGTATTACTATCCTCGAACAAAAACTTTTCACTGCTACACAGATTGTGGTTGTACTTTTAATATAATTGGTATGTTTAAAAAGCGTTATGAGCTGTTAAATGTTCAATATGACTTTTTTAAAGATATCGTAATAAGAATTGGTGGTAAAGCTGGTAGTAAACCTCGTGAAAGTTTTTATCAGCCATATCACTCAATTTATACAACAGAGAATCATGAAGCAGATGTTAAGCTGCCAATTCTTAATAAAGGATTGTTAAATGCTTATAAATTTTATCCAACTCCTGAATGGTTGGAGGATGGAATTAGTGAAGAAGCAATGAAAATATATAACATTCTCTATTCAGTTCAAGAAAACAAGATAATCATACCTCATTATGATATGAATGGTAACTTGGTCGGTATAAGAGGAAGAGCATTAAATGATGAAGATTTGGTGTATGGCAAGTATATGCCCGTTAAATTAGAAGGTAAAATGTATGCCCATCCTTTAGGCTATAATCTATATGGATTGAATTTTGTAAGAGAGAATGTAAAGAAATATAAAATGGCGATAGTAGCAGAATCAGAAAAGAGCTGCTTACAATATTCAACAATGTTTGGATAGGATAGGAATATCGTTGTCGCCGCCTGTGGTAGTAGTTTCCATAAATATTAGCTTGACTTGTTATTACAATGTGGAGCAGAAAAGATTCTTATTGCCTTTGATAAAGAAGGAGAAACATGGAAAGAAAAGGAAGCCTACTATGCTAAATTAAAGGGCATATGTGAAAAATATAAGAACTATGCCACAATGGGTTTTATAGTTGATAATAGTAATCTACTGAAATTAAAGCAGTCACCTTTTGACTGCGGACCAGAAGTAGCGACTAAATTAATATCAAAGGGAGTATGGTTATAAAGTGAAGTATGTAAGAAAAACAAGTCATGATATTCATTCTGACTACACAATGGAACTGTTGAAAGACAGACACATATTGCCAGATGATGGCGAAAGCGATTGGTATTTCTATCCCAATGCATAGAATAATATGTGCGACCCGCTATTACTTGACCACATGGAAGAGGGATATCAATTGTTTAAAAAGCATTTGGAGAATGGTAGTAAAATAAGAGTTTATGTTGACTGCGACGTTGATGGTTTTACTTCTGCCGCCGTCCTAATGAATTATTTTAATGACCACTTGAAAGAAAAGTATCCAAATGTTGAGTTTACTTATCACGTGCCAGAGGGCAAGGAACATGGACTTCGTTCTGTTATGGATGATTTCAATGATGCTAAGATTTGTGATTTAATTATTTTGCCCGATAGTTCTTCAAATGACTATGAAGAACATACATTTTTAAAGAATCTTGGATATGATATTCTTGTTCTTGACCACCACGATGCAGATAAGTATAGCGAGAGTGCAGTTGTTATTAACAATCAGCTTTCACAATGGTATCCTAACAAGTCATTAAGCGGCGTTGGTGTGGTTTATAAATTCCTTCAGTTCTTCGATATAATGGAAGGCACTGATTATGCAGAGGAATATATTGACCTCGTTGCACTTGGTGAAATTAGTGATATGATGAATATGAATACAATGGAAAATAGATATTTCTGCGTATTCGGTTTAAAGAAAATTCGCAATGAGCTATTTAAAGCCATTATTAAGAAACAATGCTATTCACTTTTCGGTTTTTATGAAGCAGATTGGAATGACAGCTACTTTACCAATGGCGAATTAACACAGATAAAAGTTGCCTTCTATGTTACTCCACTTATCAACGCTCTTATCCGTGTTGGTTCATAGTCTGAAAAGGAAATGCTATTCAGAGCATTTATTGAGGGCAATACTCAAATTGCTTCAACCAAGCGTGGAGCAAAAGGTGAAATGGAGACAATAGCTGAATAGGCTACAAGAAACTGTGTAAATGCCCGCTCTCGTTAGAATAGAGAAAAGGATAAGGCTATTGAACTTCTTGATATTCAGATTATGAATGACTGCCTTGATGAAAATAAAATTCTTATCCTTAATGCTGATGACCTTAACGTATCAACAAACCTTACTGGTTTAATCGCTATGGGTATCGCGGCGAAGTATAAGAAGCCTACATTGCTTGGTAGAATAAGTCCTGACGGATTCTTAAAGGGTTCTATCAGAGGTAGAGAGGAAAGTGCTCTTAAAGACTTCAAAGGATTCTTAAAAGACAGCGGATTAACTGACATGGTTGAAGGACACGCTAATGCCGCCGGCTTTAGCTTAAAGGAAAATAACGTTTCCAAGTTGTATGACTATGCGAACAGAGAGCTGAAAGATATTGACTTCAATGAAGGATACTATGAAGCAGACTTTGTTGTTTCTGGTAACTATTCAGATATTGGTAATTTGGTAACTGACCTCGGAACTCACGCAGACCTTTGGGGACAGCAGAATAAAGAACCAGTTATTATTGTTGAAAACATAACCATTCCAAAGAAATCAATTCAGTATATTGGTTCAAAGAAGGATACGGTTAAGTTTATCTTTAATGACATGGTTTATATGATATTTAAGGCTTAGGATGTTATCGACCAAATTGATGCCTTCAGCGGCAACACTTTGAATATTACTTGTGCAGGTCGTGCCAATATCAATAAGTGGGGCGGCAGAACAACTCCTTAGATTTATATTGATAGTATTGATTTAAAGGAGTCGGCTCTTTATGATTTCTAATATTTAGATAAAAGATATTAAAGGATATGAAGGATTATATGCTATTACTTCTTGTGGAAAAATATATTCCTATACTTCTAAAAAATTTCTAAAACCAATTTAGTAGAAAAGTGGATATTTAAGAATATGTCTAAAGGAGAATATGAAATTGAATAGTGGCTTAAAAATCACAATATTAGATTTCAGAAACAGTATTACTTTGAAGATTTAAAGCCTAATAATTATCCTTTAAAGTTTGATTTTGCTATTTTTAATCCAAATATGATATTAATAGAATATTAGGGAAAATAGCATTATGAGCCAATAGAATTTTATGGCGGATTAGAAGGGTTATAGAAATAGTAGTTAAGAGATAATCAGAAAAGAGAATATTGTTTATCACACAATATTCTCTTATATGAAATTTCTTATAAAGATAATATTATAAATAAACTGGAGGAATTTATTTATGGAAATAATGAAACAGACTGATGAAATTCGTGTTGATTCTTATGAAGAAGCTAAGGCATTAATTGAAAAGTTTAAATCTGATGCTAAAGAAGAAGGGTATGATGTAATTAGTAGTTCTGCAACTCTTAAAGAAAAGAAATCTAAAGGAGAAATAATTGATTCATATTATATTGTCAAAATAGTAAAAAGATGGTAAGGAGTGGTTAAATGGAAACTCCAAGAATTGATAAAATCAATAAAGAGATAGACCATTATAAACACCCTATAAACTGTTATAATATTATAAGATGTTGTGAGTGCGATTGGGAGAAGATTTCTTTGACCAGACCTGTAATTTCTTTTTTGACCATTGGTTAAATGATTTCTATAGCTATCTCGTTAGCATAGGAGAATTGGATGAGGATACAAAAGCCTTCTTCCAATTGGAAAGAAAGTGGCACACACCATCGTTTTTAGATGTTGTGGATTTTTTATGGGACTTAGTTCCAGATGATGAAAGATATAGTACCCTATATGATAGCGATTTCGATGAGCAGCTTGAATTAAAAGTTCGTCAATTATTCGCTGATTTCATATGTCAAACAGATGATAGACGTAGAGCGCTATTCGCCGCCGTCCACTATACATGGCTTGAAGATTATCAGAAACGTAGCTGGGATGCAGAAGATTACAGAGAAAATAAAGCTGAGTATAATAAACTCAAACAAATAAACTTCATAAATAGCTTTTAT